GCATTGCTCCAGAAACAGAACCATAAATATTTGCTACATCCGTTAGTCTTGTCATTGGTAATTGATAAGCTGTTTGTGCAGCTGTTGCTAATTGATTTAGTTTTTGTTGTTCTAGTGCTTGTTCTTCAGCTCCTATTGTAGCCATGTCTTGATACTGTTGTTGCTGTAGTCCTGGTACAAAGCCAGCCATAGTTTGTAAATTTCCTAATTGTTGTTGCTGTTGTCCTAAAGCTTGTTGATATCCTTGACCATATAGACCAGCTAATAAAGCCGCTCGATCCCTGTCGCTTGATGATTGATACTCAGCGGCTTGAATCCCGTGTCTACCACCACCAAAAGCTCCGGCTTGATAAGCTTGATCAGAGATAGCTTGTCTTCCTTTTCCAGCTTGAATGTCATACTCTTGCATAGTTGTATCTATAATTTCCTTTTGGTAAGGAGACATGAACTGTTGATAACCTGTTGGGTCTAATAATTTTTGTTGTGAAATTTGATCTACATAAGGTTGGTAACTTGCAACACCTGTTGCATCTTTGAAACCTGTAACCATTCCTGTTGCATCTCTTTGAATGTCGCCCATGCCATACATGCTCGCCATTTGTTGAGCTGCTTTTTGTTGGAATGCACTAGGACCTGCAACTTTTCCAGTTAAAGCTCCTACATCAATAGGTCTTCCTAGTTGCCCGATACCATACTTAAGAATATTTTCACCGTATGGTTGAAGGACACCTGAAGGAAGTAATCCTGATGTTGAATATTGTGATTGTGCCATTATGCTACTCTCCTTTTAGCTGTAGGTTGAGCTTCTAAATTTTTCATTATGTTGTACATTCTTTGTGCACCTTGGTTAATGCTACCACCACCTGCGGCTCTGACTGCATCTGCAGTCATTACAAATTCGTTCTTAGATAATCTCGCTGGGACATCATCTTTTTTCTCATACTCTCCAATTGGAACAAAGCCACCATTAAATCTGTAGTCTTTTTCCATACCACCTAGGTTCATGATACCACCATTATCTTTTTTAATTCTTCCGCCTTGAGCTTTTTTTTCAGGAATATCATATCCTTGCTTTCTCATCCATTCTATTAATTCTTCAAAATTTTGTGGGTTTTCAAGATCCACAGGAGGTTTACTGCCATTAGTACTTCCACCCGCATACCCAATTCTTCCGCCTTGAGCTTCTTCAATTCTCCCTTTTTTCATCTCCCATTCATATCTTAGTTGGTCCATTTCATCCTGGGTCAAAAGTCTTAATTCTTTTTGAAACATATCCATAGCCATTTTACTTAATTCGTCGCCACCCGATGAAAATCCAATTCTTCCGCCTTGAGCATGTCTATCTCTAACAAATATTTCTAAAAATTCTTCAAAGCCTCCGCTATATAAATCTTTTACAAGAATTTCTTCTCCTGAAGCATCTGTACCATAAACACTATTCCATTTGTCCATAGCTGCTGACACTACTCCTGGACTATATCCACTTTTAAATCCTATTCTTCCGCCTTGAGCTGCCATCATTCTGTCAGGTAATACTGGTCCTGTTGGTTTAGGTGCAAAAGGATTAACTGGTTCTGTTGGATCGTTTGGTAATACTGGACCTTGAGCAGATATAGTTTTTATTAATTGTCTTAATTCTTCTTTTTCATCTTCACTTAAACCTTCTACTTCTTCTTTTAATAAAAGTTCTCTAACTCTATTATTTTCTCCACCAGCTACGTTCATATTTGCTGGATATTCATTTGGATCAGGTAGATATATTGGAGGCTCTTCTGGATCCACTGGGCCCACTCCAAGTTTATATCCAGTTCTTCCGCCTTTAGCAAAAGAGATAGATCCTACTTTTTCTTTTATCGTTTCAAAAATTTCTTTAACTTTATTTCCTGAGTCTGTTTCTTCTCTCTCAGTTTCTTTTATAGAAACGTCTTCAAAGTCTTTGAAATTATATTTTTTCTTAATATCATCCCAAGACATACCCGCTTCCATGTCTGCGTTGATAGCATCTTCTTGATCTTTAGATTTTTTATCTTCATGTTTCCAGTCAACTAGTTCCCAGAACTTATGATTTGTTGGGTAACTGCCATTTTCAAAACCAGATCTACCCCCATTTCTTAAATGCATGATACCACCTCTAGCTGCTTGGTTTCTGCTATATTGAAAATTAAGCCATTCTTCTTGTGTCATCCAAGGTGGTTTAACTAATTGAGGATCCTTTTTAACTTGTTCTCCATAGGCAACTCCTTCTTCACGCATAAGATCAAACCAGTTTGGCATAGGTTCTGATTCTAAAGGGACATCGTCGTCATCGTCTGGATTACTAGCCATTTGAAACACAGCCTTACTTTCTAAATTTCTAAGCTCAATTGTTTCTTCTTCAGTAATGGTTCCGTCTTGTACTTTAATTTTTAGTTCTTTGATTCTCTCTACCATCGGTCCAATCGGAACGCCTTCTTCATTTTTAAGATCAAAAGGTGTAAGAATTTCTTCATCCATTTCTTCGACTTCAAAGTCATCTTCACCAGAACCTGAGTAATATTTTTTTCTTTTCTTATTAGGAAGAGATATAATCCCGCCTTTAGCGACATCTTGAACTTCTGTAAAATCTGTAATTTCTGCTTTTGTAGTTGGCGTCCCTGACACTGTCATAGGTGAAAGACCTAATGCAAGAGCTGCATCAATTGTTTCCTGACTTCTTTCTTTGTCTTTAGTATAGTCTCGATAGGCTGACTCTAAAGCTTCATTAGCTCTCTTTTGATCCTCATATGATTTATAAGCCGTATAGGCTCCTGTAGCATCACCTATAATATTTGTGACAGCCTTATCACCTGCATATCGGTCTTTTAAATAATCTACTGCTTTATCTTTAAGATCGTCCCACCATTTTGCCATATTAATTTTTCCTTAATGTATGATTATATATTAAAATCGCAGGGATTTCGCCTGAACCTAACAGTTTACTTGTTTTTTTAGCAATCGTCAATATCATCTTATACTTTACCAGTGTCAGTCCCTAAATGAATCTGGGCTACTTTGACATGAACATCTCTTCTAATGTGTTCTCTTTTAGTAGCTGTAGCTGGGTTATCTACATCATCATCAGCTTCTTTATCTGACATATACTCTTGACCTGTTTCTTGGTTTGTAAGAGTTATCTCAACTTGTGGCTTGATAAAATGGACTGTTTTCCCATCAATTTCTTGGGTTTCTCTACTAGCTTCTTGTTCAATAAATGGCATAATTCTCCTATGATCTACTCGTTTGTAATATTGAGGCCGTCATTTTTATAACATTTCCTGTGGCACATTGCATCTTAATTTTATCACCTGCTTCGAGGATCAATATGTTATTAAAAGTCAGGACATCTACCCCTTTACTTGGGGTTACATTTGCTACATCAAACTCATAATCAGTTGTTCCTGATGCATCATATACTTTAATTAATACGTCTAGGGCTGATCCATGAGTATTAAAAAGCTTTATTGTTTTAACAATAGATGTAGTCTCTTCAGGAGTCTCATACATATCATCGTAGGATCCTGCAGATGTTATTTTTGCTTGAATATTTTTATATACATTTGCCATTAGCTTAAAAAGAAATTAAACCTTTCTGCATCATCCTTTTCAGGTTGTTGATAGGTTGAATTAAGTTGTTCAATAACAGAACTAATTGCTCTGTTAATTTGTCTTTGGTTATCTTCTGTGTATTCTCTTCTAGGTTCTGGTAATCTTACTACTATTTTAGCCATTATCTTCTCCCATCCGCTTGAACATCAACTTGAAAAGTACCATATCTCCAGTCTTCTCCAGCGCTTTGATTTTCTATTTTTAAATTTGCGTAACGTCCTCTAGCCCTAGTAGTGAATTGTGTAGAAGTTGGTAGGACACTGAAAGGACTATATGTACTATCTGTTACAGCAGCTGAAGGAAAATTCTTTACCCCAATAGTTATCTTAGCTGTTCCAGTTAAGGTTTTAAAATCAGGAATAAATCTCCTCATAGCTAGAAAATACTCCCCTGTTCCTTTGTCTGTATTCATCGCAAAATCGTAAGACTGCAGCGAAGAAGTTAAAGCAGTGGTAGATCCATCAGGATTTAATTGATCGGTTCCAGTTTCTTGTTGAAAGTAAACGGTCTGACCTAATCCTGTTTCACCAATAATACTTGGAAAAGTTCCTGTTGCTGTACTATTAAATTGAGTTGCATAAGGTTTTGGATAAACAATAGAGTCAATCCATGTAGTTCTAATAGAATTAGTATTAACTCCTGTATACCATACACCTGTCGGCAGTTGGGTTCTTTCTCCATAATTATATACAACATATCTGTCATTGTAGGTTTCACCAGAACTTGGGTAATACCAAATTACTTCTGTAAATAAGTTATTGATACCAGCATATACTTGTTGACCTTTAGTGGTATCAAAGTCCCCATAAACATAATCTTCTACAGAACAAGATAGGGAATTAACTGTACCATCAAACGAGAAGAAACCATTATTTCCCATCCAATAAGCAACACCATCAATCTCACAGCAGGCGTTCTGCCCAATTAATCCACAGTTGGTACCCACTTGTTCAAAACCAAAGACAAAGTTTCCTCCTACAAATTTCATAGAATAAAGTGCATTATCGGTCCAGACTAGAATATTTTCTTTTCCTTTAATGGCTCCCATAATTCTTGTACCATCTTGAAGTCTTTGTGTACCTGCCGTATTATCTGCTTGAGGAGCAAAAGTGTTAAGAGCTTCTTGATCCGAGAATCTAATAAACAGGTCATCTTGTGTGGAATCTGTTCCAATAGTTGTTTCAGTTCCAAAATGAATTAAGTGTCGAGTTGTAGGAGAAACTAAGGTTAATCTACTTGCTGTAGGATTCCCTTGACTTCCTGTAATTGCGGTTACATAATTGGTTGTTAGAGTGGAAGCTCTGTTGCTAAATCTAGCTGATCCACTAATCCCTGAATTCCATGTATATGTTTTTCCATTTGCAATCGTTGCAACTAAAACTTCTCCCCAGTTTCCTAGTGACCAGAGACCTGGTTCCAGTGTAACGTCTGAAGCATTAACTGCATTTCCCCATTGAGTATAGTTTGTTGCGTCATAAACTGTTTGACCATCGCTATGAGCACTTCCAGTCGTACCAGAAACAGCTGTTCCATAAGCTCCTCTAGTAATAGTTGTTAAATCATTTGATGAAATAGCACTGTATTTAATTAATTCACTGTCGACTAAAATAGTTCCATTGGTTGAAGTAAATCCAGTTGTTGAGTCTAAAGTAATACTTGTTCCTGATCCACCTGTACCAGCGGTATCTGCAAGTAAAGCTCCATCTAAGGTATTCGTTTGAGCTCCAGTAATCGTTCCACCATAATTACCCACACCAAATCCATAACCATAAGTTTGAGCCGCCGGACCAACGGTTGCATAAGGTTGCACTTTCATACTTCCCCCTGTAGTCACCGCAGCTGAAGCTTGGTTTAAAGAGTTGATAGTAAAAGTTACAGAAGTGGGAACAGATAAAACTTGAAATTTTTTATCTTCAAAATCAGTTGCATTTAAACCCGTACCACCAGGTAGAGTAACACTGTCTAAAACAAGGATATCCCCTACTTCTAAACCGTGATTGGATGTTGTAGTGATTGTACATTGTTTATTGGAAGTACTATTGGTTGCTAATGTTGAACCCGTAAATTCGATTTGAGCCCCAGCATTATTCGAACGCCAAGGAGTTATATCGTAAAGAGTTCCTTCAAAATATATAAGTAAAAATTTATCTGTACCAATAGCCACATATTTATTACCATCTGTGTCTACAAATGCATGCTGCTTTCTAGAAACTCCTACAATAGTATCGGTAAGCAAAGAAGACCATCCCCCTACTTTTTCAGGAAGACCATATCTCCATCTAACATTATCTGAATCTACCCAACGATCGGTTGCTCCGACAGCAGTGTCCTGCTTATCGACACCCGGCTGAAATTTCATTTCAAAGAGCGACATTATTTAGGCCCTTACGCTGTATTAGTCTTATATGCCCAGCCTCTAGTTGCATCTACATACACTAGGGTAATAGCTTGACCATTTGTATTAAGAGTTAAATCAGATGTAGCAGTATTAATTGGTTGGCCATTTCTTCCTATTGTACAATTATTTGAATTCCAAGTTCCTCTTGTATCAATAACCGTTACTTCAGCTCCTACAGAAGGAGATGCAGGTAGATTAATGGTAATAGGATTAGTTGAAGTATTAGCAAAAATTTGTGCACCAGCCACAGCAGTATAAGGACTGTTTGAATTAGTGATAGTTTCATACCCTTTTTCAAGAATAGTGACTACTGTTTGTGTTCCATTTGATTTACATAAAACTGTTGCTCCTGGAGGAATCGGTTGCTCTGTTCCTGAAGCAGTTAATACTCCTAGAGTTCTATTAGATGTTCCTCTAACAGTATCATCTTTCATAATCCAGACTCTTTCTGCAGTACCTGGCATAGTAACTGTTCTGTTACCTGCTAAAGTACCATAAAGTCTGTAGTATATATTTTTTCCTGTAGATGTGGCTCCATCAGTTAAAACAAGAGTTGAGCTACCAGAAGATAAATCTACATCTAAAACCCCAGTTGAAGTCTGTTCTACGATTTGTAAGTTTGTATTGGTTATAGTGCCCCATAAACCAGCTTTTTCACCAGTTGTTATGAGTTCTAATTGTGCGTTTGTTGAATAAGTTGATGCCATAATATTATGTTCCCGGGTCTATTGGTGTCCAGACCATAGTTG